GTTCAGTATTCTAAATGACAGCGGAGTAGGTGAACAAGACCTTAGACAACTGGCTGGGGTTGACGCATATATGAAGCGAGCATCTGCAGAGTATCTGGACCCAGATGATGAAGAAAACGACGAAGACGAAGTAGATTACGATTACGGTGATGACTGATGTGGTATAATCAGATTGTTCGGGACTTGAGTTGTATTCCGGACTTCATTGATTACTATAACGCAGAAATTGATCAAGCTAAACGTGATGTTAAAATTGCAGGCCTGGTCGAGAAGTCTTTGAGTGGCCTGCCAGGAATCACTGAGCATCGCTTTAACCAGCTTCAAGAAATCGAAGCTGTGTTAGAGTACTTGAATATTCGTTTGCGGAAAATACGTAGGACTCATTTTCAAAAGTATCTTGAGACCTACGCACGAGCTCTGACCAGTCGTGATGCAGAAAAGTATGTAGATGGTGAGGACGAAGTGATTGACTTTGAAACTATCATTAACGAAGTAGCTCTACTGCGCAACAAATGGTTGGGCATCATGAAAGGGTTAGAATCAAAGAACTTCATGCTAGGACATATTACAAGACTCCGCACCGCTGGTATGGAAGATGTAACGGTATAATGAACTTCAAAGAAAAGGCTGAGCAATTATTAACTGAATGGAGAATGTGCTCCACAGCACAACCCAAACAAAATACCATTGACATACAACTGGATAAAGAATCCTGCTATAAATGGGCGCACCAGTTGCAAACCATGTTGATGTGGGGATCAGATTCTGAAATTGCCGAAGCCTACTATCAATTTGAATCAAGACTAAAATCTTATCAGCAAAAAGTTATTATTGAAATACTACATCATGGATCAATTTAACAATGCTCATCAAAGTCATGAACATAGCCTAGAAGTACTAAAGCTATTGGAATCCTATGATGATTTCATGGACAGCATAAGCAGCGTTGCCGACATGGGGTGTGGCCGCGGATTCGACATCAACTGGTGGGCACGTAACGAGTATATTGAAATTACCGAAGATGAGCAAGGTAACATCCATGAAACTGTGCGTCCACGTAACTATCGTTGCTATGCAGTGGACAGAGACACTGTGCAGATTAACAAAGAAATGTTGCCCAACAATGTGAATATTATTCAAGGCGATTTTGAGAAGCAGTTACTCAGCCGACCAGTTGATCTCATGTGGTGTCATAATAGTTTTCAATATGCGACTAATCCAATGGGCACATTAAAACTGTGGAACGAGCAGTTGGTAGAAAACGGTATGTTATATATTGGTATTCCTTACCAAACAGATTATGTACACAATCGTTTGTCTGCGCGGAGTGCTAACTATTCCTATTTTAATCATAACTTTCTCAGCATGGTTTATATGTTGGCTGTGAATGGGTTTGATTGTCGCGACGCCTACTTCTTAAAAAACAGTGGCAATCCGTGGCTGCATATTGCAGTGTACAAGAGTCACCATGAACCGATGAACCCCGGGACTACCAGCTGGTATGATCTGGCGGACAAAAATCTAATCAATGATTATATGAAAAATAGTTTGAATAAATACGGACATGTAAGGCAGGAAGACATACTGTATACCTGGCTCGACAAAGATTTTCATAAAATTGAAGATTGACAAGTATTCGACAATTACGTTATAATATAATTTAATTGGGCGAGTAGCTTAGAGTCCTAAAGCAGCAAACTCATAATTTGTTGACCGTGGGTTAGAATCCCACCTCGCCCACCAAAATTTTTGTAAATAAACAACTGCGACTGTGATGTAATTGGTAGCCATGACAGACTTAAAATCTGTTGCCGATAGGCGTGCCGGTTCGAGTCCGGCCAGTCGCACCAGATTCTGGCGTTCGTTCAATGGATAGGACATGGGTCTTCTAAACCCAGAATGTAGGTTCGATTCCTACACGCCGGGCCAAATTATTGGATAAATAAAATTGTTATGAAAAAGCTCTACACTACTGCACGAATATCAAGCCAACACAGTTGGTGATAGTATTCCCACGGTAGCTCATGGAGAGCAGGGAGCCTTATAAGCTCTACGTCCAGATAAGACCCAGGATGCGGTTCGATTCCGCACCGTGGGACCAATTCCCCAACTAAGTACTTGCATGGAAATTACTGAATTTGATCCAATGCGCCACCACTCCATTGCTTATCCAATGGAAGTAGGAGCACCCAAGTTTGACCTTGTGCCGGTGACCAAGCAAAAGGATCTAATGATAAATGCTGCTCGTATGTATGCACAGCAGGAATACGATCGCATCATGCAATTGGTAGATGTATTACAAAAACAAGCAGAAGATATCAAGAAACGTCTGGACCTAACAGATCAAGTGCATGCCGCAGAATACCAAATGCAGTTGTATCCGGGACAAAAGTACTGGTTGTTTCGTGATTTAAAAAAAGGTGGTACAGGTCTAACACTAAATGGACCCATGGATTGGAGCACTGGGATTCCTGAGCACTATGAATATATAACTCAGATACAGTGGCTAGGCGATTGTACCTGGCGAGAAGTAGAATAAGTATTTGACAGTGTATTAAAAACATTGTATAATTATCAGATATTCCGGTGTAGTATAATGGCAGTGCGACGGTCTCCAAAACCGTTAGTGGGGGTTCGATTCCCTCCACCGGAGCCAAACATATGAAGATATTTGTAAACGGTACATTTGATATTATTCACAGCGGGCATATCAAGTTGTTAAACTATGCCGCAAGTCTAGGTGATCATTTGTTAGTAGCAATAGACACAGACCGCCGTGTTGCAGAGCTAAAAGGCCCCACACGTCCAATCAACAATGAGTACGAGCGTGTTGGACTGATGATTAATATCAAAGGAGTTGATCAGGTCCGGGTATTTGATTCAGAATCTGAACTAGAAAAGATCATACAAGACTACGCACCAGACATAATGGTCAAGGGCAGTGATTATAAAGATCAACCCATTGTTGGGGCTAAGTATTGCAAACAAATTGTGTTTTTTGACAGAATAGATGAATACTCAACAACCAAAAAAATTCAAGATATTGTTAGTAGGTGACAACGGCATCGATCAATATCAGTATGGCTGGGTAGAACGTATTAGCCCAGAAGCACCTGTGCCTGTGGTTAGTTTTAGTCACATGGAAACCATGCCTGGTATGGCAGCGAATGTTAAAGAAAATCTGTTGGCACTGGGTTGCGAAGTGGACTTTGTACACGGATTAAAGACCTGTGTTAAAACACGAGTAATTGACCTCAAGAGCAAACAGCATCTCTGCAGAATTGATCAAGACATGAGCTCACGTGCAATACGTCCTGACTATGGTATTATCAATGAATATGATGCAGTGGTTGTGAGCGACTACAACAAAGGCAGCGTGGACTACGAAACCATTGAAAATATCAGACAGCACTACACAGGTCCAGTGTTTGTGGATACCAAGAAAACAGATCTACATCGGTTTGAAGGCTGTTTTGTAAAAATCAACAGTGTGGAGTTTGAAGCAGCCAAGACCTTTCCCACGGATCTAATTGTAACGCTGGGCAAAGATGGTGCAAAGTATCAAGGCAATGCCTATCCTGCTCCTGCAATCGAAGTAACAGATGTATGCGGTGCAGGTGATACATTTTTGTCTGCGCTCACGTATGGCTATCTAAGCAATAACAAAGACATAGTTGCTGCTATAAAGTTTGCCATGCAGGCCAGTGCAGTAACAGTACAGCATGTGGGAGTGTATGCTCCTGCATTAGAGGAAATACAATGACAAGATTAGAAGGCTTTGTAGAAAAAGGTTGGGGCAGTGAATTGATCTGGGCCACCAACGACAAATACTGTGGCAAGATGATGAACTTCAATGAGAACGCACGATTTAGCATGCATTTTCATCGTGAGAAAGATGAAACTTGGTATGTACTAACAGGCACATTTGAAGTAGAATGGATTGACACCACTGATGCTTCACGACACACCAAAACCCTGGTAGCCGGCGATACCTGGCGTAACTACCCGCTGTTACCGCATAGGATAACCTGTATCAACGCCGGCACTATCATTGAAGTAAGTACCCCGGACAGTGTGGAAGATAATTATAGAGTAGCGCCGGGCGATAGTCAAAAAACAGCATAAAATGGGCCGCAAGGCCCTTTTTATTGGGTTCGCTATAAAATGTGAAAGCCCATAAATACTGGATACAGATGGTGATAGTATCCTATGCAAACAATTGAAGCATTTTCCTACAAAAATATACTGGAAATTCAGGTCATGGATCCTGCCATCTTCACTGTGAGGAACAGGATCGTGTACAGCAGAACTATAAAAATATACCAGGGTATTGACAACCCTATACACATTGTGACCAAAAACCAGGATCAAAAAGCCGTGGATTTGACTGGCTACGATGTGCAAATTGACATACAGGATCCTGAAAATGCTCTCACAGCACAAGCATTTACTGTGAATTTCATAACCCAAAACCGAGGGTTGGGCATGTTTACCATTCCCAAAGACATTGTAAATTCACTGGATCAGCGACACTATGAGTTTACTGTTAAACTGATAAACCTAACTACCAACCAAGAGACTCCGCTGTACATAGACGACAACTATAGTCTTAGACTGCCTGTGCAGGTTTTGGCAGGCTACTACAATACCATGCCAATTGGCGTGAATCTTGAAGATGGCATTATTGATGCTGGAGAAATTTAAAATATGACCGCGGCAAACATACAAATTGAAAAAATACTGGTAAAACGTGGCAATACCGCTGTGGCCAGTGCCTAT